GAACCGTTAACTCCAATAGGCATAGTTAAATAATACTCCAGGTAGCACCAGATGGAACCGTTACAGTTACACCACTTGCAACTGTAGGGTCCACACTCATTGCATTGTAATTGGCAGTAAGCGTAACGGAAGTTGAAATTGTTTGAGCTGTCTGAACTATCCCACTTGCAGCATGTAATTCTCCGCTACAAGTAACATTGCCTGTAAGTGTTGACGTTCCATCAACGGTTGCGTTCCCTTCTACAGTGACATTCTGAGAATTATCAAGAGTAATATTGTCAGCCGATCCACCTGTATGACGAATCGTATTTGTGATTAATTTACTCATGGTTATCCGGTTATATAAGTCAAAGAAACAATCATCTCATCATTTACTGCAACATCATCGCTTCCCAAAGAATCCCAATCTCCATTTTGTTGACATTTATAGAAATAAAGATTCGTGTTAGTAGAAAGATAGCTAGTAAAATTACCTGAAGAATATGTATTCATTTCTTTATGCATAACTGTTCCTACAGAAGTGTTATAGCCATTAGTGGGATTACCAGCAGGTGTGAATGGGACAGTTCCATGAACTGTTGTGCCATTGTTTGTAGTTGTGGCACATTTAAATCTACCAGTTACATACACTAAATTACCTACTTTTCTATATACCCAGTCATTGTAATTATTAGTATTAGTTACACCTCCCCAGCTTGGATTAAAAGTTCCCTCTTCATAATCGTCGAATCTTGTACTGTCACCACCTACACCATTATTATTTGAACTTTCAAAACTAATACCCTTACCATTAGTCCCTACAAATATATCTCCACTAACCGTTATTCCATCAGCCGTAGTTGTCAATTTTGCTGAATCATTATGTCTAAGTTCACACGCACCATCAGCAATAAATTTAGCCAAGACCTCGCTACCATCTGCCTTTTCACAACGAACTTCTGATGCTCTTAAATTGATTCTTCCATTACCTGAGTAGATATAATTTTGATCAGATAAATGGTATATCTCCATATCTCCACCAGTCCCAACTATTAACTTCTTATCGTCATTCAAATACATCTGCCCAGAAGGCTTCAAATTTCCACTTGTATCTAATAAGTCAACATCACTTCCTGATGAAGATGGTCCTTTGATTGATATCGATCCTCCGCCTGAAGCAGCGGGTAATTTTAGTTCACTCATGATTATGCAATGTATGTGAAACTACCATTCATATAAAAGCTAGCGTTCTGGAACTCAGATACGCTCTTTGCTATCCATGCGCCATCGTTTACTTGTTGTATCCCTACCATAGTCCCTCCTGATGAGATCTCGAAACCATCTTTTCTTGTTTCATCAAAGACTCCTTCATGCGTTAAGAAATTACCAAAGATACTATATGGTTCGGGTGATACTCCGCCAGCACTAGGCGTAAAAGGTAATTGATCAATTCTAACCGTACCTGATGAACTATTATCTAGATCTGTGTTACTAAAGCGGAGAACACAAAAAACCATTCTTCCAATTTTAGTGTAATGACCTACACCAGTAACATTATAAGTACTTATATTTGATCCTCCTAATCTAGGAGTCCATGTACCTTCTTCATAGTCGTCACATTCATTCGCAGCGTTATTACCACCTAGTCTGATACCGCCAGTTATGTTGATCCCCGTACTGGTAGTAATCATTTTTATATTACCACCATACCTAAGACTTACTTCACCAGTGGTTCCATCAAATACTGCTGCTGATTCACCATTTCTAGGTTCTATATAAATTTTACCTGTAGCAGAAGCAGAAGTATTTTTCAGTACAGTATGTTGGTCAGCAGTTGCTGCTGCTATATAATTGACATTACTAGTATGGTAGATCTGTAGATCATCTCCAGCACCGAAAATTTGTTTGTCGTTATCTTCAAGCTCTAATCCTGTACTGCCATTAATAGTTACTGCCATAATTAAACAATAGTGAGTGATCTATTCGCAGGAATAGTGACAGATACGCCACTAGCTACTGTCATTGGACCTGGGAAGACAGCATTGTTATTTGCCCCAATAGTCCAGTTAGCACTAACTGTAGCAGGAGATTCAAAACCTTGGGCCTGCACCGCAAGTGTTGTTGTTTGATTGCCTGTAACAGCTAAAGTCGATCCATCAAAAGTTAAGTTGGCTTCTCCCTGAATAGCATTTGCACCAGTAACAGTTGTAATTGTGTTATTGGTTGAACCTGTTAAAGCAGCACCTGATGAAGGAATATCAGCCCACTCAGGATCATTAGCACCAATCTTTAAGAACTGACCACTTGTTCCCTTTGCAAGTCTTGCATCAGCACTTGCTCCTCTATAAATAATATCGCCTCTTGTCGTTGTAGGACTTGCTTGTGCTGTTGCTGCCCACTTAAATCCACTACTTGCAGAAGAATCAGCAGTCAACACATAGTCATTTGTTGGTGCGTTTGCATCTAATTTCGCCTCTGTAACTGTCTCGTCGCTAGGCGTTCCAATACCTGCGTTCTTCTGATAAATAATAAAGTCAGGGGCTGCTGCGATATTTGAACCAAACTTTATTGTTGACCCTGAAATTGCAAAGCCTGTTGTAGGAGTCGATGTGCCTGTATTAGGCCGTTGAATTACACCTCCATAACTGACAAGTAAAGCATTAGCTGCTGTTGGACTGATTGCGCTTGTTGTCCCATCAGTTACCAGAGTAAAATCAGCAGCAGGATAAGAAGCTGCCCCATTATTCGCTGCATTTCTAAGAGCTAAATATTGAAAATCTGTATTAGTAGAGCCACCACCACCACCACCTGCAATAGCTCCCCAACCTGATCCCGTGTAACCTTCAAACTGTGAGGTCGTTGAGTTATAACGAAACATTCCCGTGTTTGCTGACCCTGGCCTTTGTGCAGTCGTACCCGCTGGAACATCAATACAACCTGTTCCACTCATCAAAATATCGCCACTAACTGTTAAGCCTGTAAGTGTTCCAACTGATGTTAAGGAGCTGGCTGTTACACCACTAGCAAGCGTATTTCCTGTAAGCGTTCCAGCAGCCGCCGTTACCGTAATTGCAGCAGAGCCATCAAAATCAACTCCATTAATTGCTCTCGCTGTTGCCAGTGCCGTTGCTGTTGCAGCATTTCCCGTACAAGATCCTGAACTGCCAGAAGCATTACCTGTTACGTTCCCAGTTAAAGCACCTGCAAACCCTGTAGCAGTAAGAACACCAGAAGAAGAATTAAAGGTTAAATTTGTTCCGCTTTTAGGAGGAAGATCTCCTGTTGCTCCTGTGACATATAGGACGTTGCAACTGGTGTCAGAAGATTCATCCGCAACCGTGACATTAGTGGAGGTTGTCGCTGTTGTTGCAGTTGCAGCATTTCCAGTACATGACCCTGATGATCCAGACGCATTTCCAGTGACGTTTCCTGTTAACGCACCAACAAATGAAGTTGCTGTTAATGCGCCTGTATTGGAGTTAAAAGTTAAAGTTGTTGCCGTCTTTGGTGGTAAAGATCCACTCGGTCCCGTAGTAAAGACAACTGAACAAGAAGTATCAGTAGATTCAGCAGCAACAGAAAGATTAGTTACAGCAGAAGCCGTTGCAGCATTACCTGTGTACTGCGTGGCAGATAGAACCTGAGTACCTGCAACTTTTAAGACTTTCCCTGATGCAAGATCAAGGTTTTCTGATGATGTCCATGAACTTGTAGTACTAACCCAATTAAAAGTCTTATCTGTATCACTACCTGCCTCTAAAGTTAAACCACCTCCATCAGCAGTTACATTTGTCGGTCCACCTGCTGCAAGAGTCGCAGCCGTAGCAGTACCTGTACCACCAAAATTCGTATCTAGTGTGACTTGAGTTGTGCTATCAACAGTAACAACCTTGACACCACTTCCTAACGTGACATTCTCTCCACCAGAAGAAAGACTAACAACAACACCAGGAGCAAGATTATCTGTAGTGCTTAACTCTGTAATTGTGGCAGCACCTGCCGCAATATTCCCTGTGAAACTTGCAGCAGCAACTTTGGCTAAATGAATATTGCGATCTTTTGTTGATATATCAACTGAATTAATTGTTGTTGTTGTACCTCCTACTTTTAACGAGCCATCAATAGTAACGAGTCCAGCAGAGCTAATTGTTAATCTTCCTTCTCCAGCCGTACTAAAAGTTAAAGTATCTCCACCACCTGAAATTCCTGAATTTTGATCAGAAAGAAAGGAGATAGATGGAGATGCCGCAGAGCCATCAGGCGCTTTACTTAATACATTTGCAAAAGTAATCTTCTTATTTTTATCTGCTGCTGCTGATTCACTGATGTCAATAATTGGCAGTACATCTGACGACGCTGGAGCCGTTAAAGCAGTAAATTCTGATATCTTGCGGTTTGCCATAATTTAGTACTTGATGACGTAATACATAGCTATGTTTTTTACCCTAACTTCAGTGCCACCTTGGTCTGATGCATTTGCACTAATTCCTGTCGTTGCATTTGACATATTATTCATCGTACCTGAATTATTACTACCTGTGGAATGTGGGCCACCATCATCATCATTTCCTCCACCATAATTATGATGCTTATGCCCAGGATCACTAATAGAGATTGTATGACTATGCTCTGCGTTTTGATCATTCTGGACTGAACCAATATTACGACCACTATCTATATTCCCTGCACTCCCACCACCAGAGTTCCAACCACGAATAAAATACCCCCTTAAATCTGGAACGTTGAAAGTGGAAGATCCGTTGCCACTGCCATATGTAGTTCCGCACTGCTGGAATAAATCAGCATAACTTGAACGACTAACCGCAGCTCCATTACATGCTAAATATCCAGTTGGTGTAGACGATCCAGCAACAGCAATAACGGCCCCAACTGGTGCGCCAGCTCCAAAAGGATCCCAATCAGTTCCGTTATATCCTTCAAATAACGTCAAACTCGTATTGAAACGAATAGCACCTGTAACAGCAGTTGGTCTTTGGGCAGTTGTTCCCGCTGGTAATTTCAATTTACCAGTACCACTCATGGTTAAGTCACCACCAGAGGTAACTGTTCCGCTGAAAGTAGGTGAGGCCGCTGTAGCTAAAGCTAAATTTGCTGCTGTTAAATCTCCTACCTCTAACCACGCATTATTAGCACCATTCCTAATCTTTAATTTATTTGTACTTGTATCTGCCCAGAGTTGATGAGCATAAACTGTACCAGGTGCAGATGATCCACTAGACAATGTGCCCAGTGCCATCAACTGGTCATTCATGTCTGAACGGAATGTGGCTCCGTTTGCATTTGCTACAACCAGATCGCCTTGAGGACTCATTTAAGTTGGCTCCTTACCAAATCCTGTGGCTGACCAAACGAATGGTCTGGCAACAGCACTACTACCATTCTTAAATGTTACCTGAAATCCTGTTCTTGTGATACTTGCTAATTCATAAAAGTCACCTGTTTGTTGACTTGTTGGGGTGATCGCAACATTAGGAGTTTGTCTAAAGGGATTTGTAAAACTAACTGTATAAGCAGAAGAACCTGTTGTGACAGGAGTAGATATTGATTCAACTCTTCCTTGTAAGTCTAAAAATGCACCTAATTCAAGAACAGAAATATTCTGGTTTGTATCTGTACTTGTCAACTCTGCCTTAAATCTAAATCCTCTTCCACGAACTAAAACATTACTAAATTCTTGGTAAGAAGTCCATGTCGCTCCACCACTGGCAGGATCATCTTCTGTTGTACTTACATGAGTTGAACAATTACATTTAGTCGCCTGAGATGCACCAGAACCAACAGAATCTATGTCACCCCATGAATCAACTAAAGTTGTTCTTGCATCCCATAAACTATTTAAAAAATAACTATTTGATTTGATGTTTCTCTGAAGATTGACATCATAAACTTGTGATAAATCAACAGTTGTATTAAAAGCATATTCTCCACTAGCTGCTGTTGCATTATTGGTAATAGTTAATTCCAATGCGTCTGTTGCAGAGTTGTAAACCGTATTTGTTTTTGATCCTTGAAAATTACCTGTATGTTCATCAACAGTAGAAACTCTTAAACGTTCTGTAGGAGCAACTGCTGTTGTAATAACTCTTGTATTATTCCAATCAGAATCAGAAGATCCTGGTGCAGGTGACTCTCTACCCCCATCATCTTGAAACTTTAATAAGTACGTGCCAGGAAGTAGCGGTACAAGTTTTTGTGTTTGAGATCCTGTTGCATTGGCAATAATCTGTTGACTGTTATGCCACTGCGCTCCTGTTGTTAATACTGAATGTCTTATTAAGACTGCTCCCCCAAGTAAAACGTCAAGTTCCGTGGCACGGGTCCAACTCAACATTGCACTTGACTGGTCAATCGGCAATAAAGAAACACCAGTGACATTAGCTGGCTCATCAGTTTTTCCTTTGGCAACAAAAGGATTCAAGGTAGCCGCTGTTGTTGACCTCAGACCAGAAGCACTCAAGCTATAAACTTCAATCTCATAGTTACCAGCAACAGTATCTAAAATCTCATAACCTTTACTCCCCTCAATTGTCCTTGTTATCCAATTGGTATTTCCTGTTTTGTACCGCCAACGTACAACAGCATTATCAGTAGGTTCTACTGTGACATTTTGACTCTTCAAGCCAGAAGTCCAGCTTAATATGATTTTTACTCTGGCAATACCTGTATTCTCATAAATGACTTCTTCAGCAACAAGATCAGTAGGCGCAGCAGGAGGTAAATTTAAATCAGTAATATCTCTCTGAACTAATGCAATATTATCTTCTATATGTGCATACTTACCAGAGTTATATTGAACAGCATTAATAACATAATTTGTTCTATCTTGTTCTTCTATATTTAAAACTCTCCATGTGGAAGTTTGAATACTCATTGTCTGGTAAACCCAAACACTATTTACATTAGGAGTCGTAGATAACGCAGAATTTAAGTTAAATACATTTCCGCCTAACCCTGTCACTGTCTTAGTTTCAATTGTATTATCTGGCATCAATACAGATAAAGTCGCTCCAGTTACATGCGTAATGCCTGAGATATCATCTGGAGTAATTATAGTTGTTGTCGCAGCTTTTATTCGGCCACCTCTTCTTACTCCACTTTTTACAGGATCAGCAACTTCAATGATTTGTCCTGGCCTAACTGTTACTCCAGCATCAATACTTGTAGAAAAAGTTATCAATTCTCTCTCTACATTTTCCATATAAAGCAACCATTTCGCCAGGCGATTTGCTTGTCCTCTAGAAGTACAGGCAAATGCATCAATGTTTTTAACAACTGTTCCATATCTTGCTTGGCTTGCTGTATCAATTACCTCTTCATAATTAATATCTCTTGTCTCTAAATCTAAATACTTAGCAACGCAAACAGTAGGACGTACTCTTTGACTTGTACTTGAATAAACAAATCCAGGCTCTAAAACATTTGCTAAAGTAAACAAATAACTTGCATCAGCAGGACTATCTTGAGTAAGAGTTAAACTTCCTGCACTGTAATAAGGCATTGACCTCATTACAGAGCATAATTGATTAATAACGTTATAAGCTTCTTGCCTGTTTTGAATACTTACATTGCAAGAAAAACGTGGCTCAGTGTTACCCGTATTTGTGCCGTCATCAATTAAATCACTGCAATATTTCGATGCTGAGTAAAAAGAAAACTTGTCTAAATCCGCTTCTACCAAATGATCTCCAGTTCCGTACCTAGAGGAAGTGAGTAAGTCAAATAAACACCAAGCAGGATCATTTGTGTATTGTGCTGCACCCAATGTTCCATTAAACGTGCCACTATAAGATAAACTTCCGTCAGATCTTACGGTAGCATTATGAGGAATTTTTACCTTAATTCCTTTTACTAAATATTTTCTAGATGGTATAGCTGTGAACTGTTCTGCATCAACTCGAAGGCCAATTAATGCGGTATTACTATAAGTTAACTTCTCATATTTAATTTCTGTATAAGTATTCCAACTAAAAGCATTTGTTAACTTTGAACTACCACTGTCATCTGTTAATCTTGTAACCCTTATATTGACTGGGAAATTTCCAGAAAGTTTAATTAGATAATCTCTTTGATATAAATCAGCCGTCCTACCAGATATTGTTCCATTATTTCCATCTACTACAGTTGAATAACTACCTCCTTGGTATTGAACTTCAATTTTTAATTCAATAGATGTTCCATAAATATCACCTTCATCTGTAACTCTTTGTAAAGCAGGAACAGAGATCGTTACCTTGACTGCATCAACATCACTATCAGTTATCTGAACAACCCCTGGAGTTGCTTTAACAATCGTAGTAAGACTTGTTGGTTTAGTCGTTTCTACATCAGTTGTTAAAGGGATATAAGTCTGATTAGACGTTCCCGTTCTTACTTCGTAACTAACATCTTTAAAGTTATAACTACCATTTGAATCCTGAAGAGGAGTGTTATTTAAAAAGATTGATTTCGCTCCATCAACTAATCCATGAATT